CGACTTGAATCTCATCCAGAAGTATGTCAAGCCCAATGTCGCCGCGGCCCGCTTGTACTCGCGCGCCGTGATGTTCGACTTCCCTTGGCACCTCACCAAGCACGCCGCTCTGCTTCCCGCACTTGTGACGCTGTACCTGCTTCGACCGCAGGTGTCGAGCCCGTCACTCGTCCCCATCCTGCTCCCTGCTGGCTTCCGTGAGACCATCTCCGGAGACCTTCTGCAAGCACTACGCAGGTTGTTCGGGGCCGACAGACTCAATCAAGTGCTTCGCTTGGCAGCTGTGTGTTTGGCGTTGTACACCCTTAAACGTCTCTACTCGCACCCCGTAGCCTACGTCTGGAATTCTTTCCGCTATTACTCTGAGCGCGTGGCCCCTCCGGCCCCGGTGATCGTGCACGAGCGCGTTGCGAGCGCGCTTCCAGCACTGAACACCCAAGCGCCACTTCTACCGCTGCGCGTCGGCGCGACAGTGGAAGCACCCGCCTTTTTTGACCCCAACCCTCCTCCAGACAGTGGCAAGCTCATTGTCCACCTTGCGGGCGTTGCCCTTGGTGGCGCAGTGCCCACGGCCAGTGCCCAAACCGCCAGGAACCAAATGGCGGCATTGACCAATCGTCAAGGCGCCGATGCCCCGTATGACCAAGCGGCGATGCTCGAGTTCACGAACTGGTTTCGCAATGAGATTGACGGGTTTTTGCCCGGCATCAGGCAGAAGCGCATACGCCACCCAAACTTCGAGCATTGGGTGCTCCGGTTCCCGGGCGGCACGCAGCGCAATCTGCGCGCCGCTAAGGAGAAGATGCGCACGCAACCGATCACCAAGTCAGAGTTCTATAGGCGCAAGGCGTTCGTGAAGGTTGAGAAAGGCAAGCCCGCAGGTGTCGTTCCTGGTGAGGACTACGACCCACGGAATATCATGTCCCCAACTCACTATTTCAACGTCGTCACGGGCCCGTTCACCTACGAGGCCTACGCCGCAATGCGCGAGATTTGGGACCGCACGTTTTACCTTTGCCTGTCCTCAGGCATGACGGCCGAGCAAGTTGGCGCCCGGCTGCACCATGTTCTCAACCGGTGGCCCAACATCCGCATCCTCATCGGCGACATCTCGCGGTTCGACAAGTCGGTCAGTGAGCCCATTCTCGAGCTCATGGTATTCGTCTTCCAGTTGCTTGGCTCCGACGATCAGCCAGGGTTCGGTGAGGAGAAGAACCTCACTGCCGTTCTTCGCAAGTCATTCACCGCACACGGGCGGTCCGCTGGTGGCGTTTTCTTCTTCTTTCCACCGGGCACCATTAAGTCCGGCGACCCCTGGACCTCATTGTGGGACAGTCTCATCAACGGCACCGCGCTTTTGTGGGCCTTGTGTCTGCAGCTTCAGACCACGCCTATGCGGCTCCTCAATGTCTACCGCATCCGCGGCCCCGACTTTTCAAAACCGCCGCACCCGTTGTGGGCTCCTCCCACCGACGACCCTTATGCGCTGGACCTTAGCCTTGAACCGATCACTGACGACGAAGAGAAGCCCAGTCTTGACCTTCAGCCCGAACCTATCGGCGAAGACGCCAAGTCGGCCCCCGTGTTCGCGTATGTTGCCGAGAGCAAGCGAACGCCGTTCAAGGCCAGGCGCAAGTTGCCGAATCTCACACCCCCTTGTGTCCAAATTGATACGATGGGCGACGACAGCTTCGTGGCACTCGAGAGGGATTGTATCTCCCTCGACGAACTGCGCAAAGATGTGCTACGTCTCGGCTTCGTGTTCTCGAAACTCGCTCTGTACGACGCGGGTGAACTCCACAAGGTTGACTACTGTAGCTCTCTCTTTTGGCCCGTCGACAATAACAGTCTCGTTCTCGCTCCGAAGCCCGGCCGTACCTTGTCTCGACTGGGGTGGCTCGTCAACCCGCCAAAGGGCGTGCCCCTCCCAAGCATCGTGCGTGGCGTTGCTATCGGCATGAAGCCCCTGTGCAATCACATTCCAGCTGTGTCCGATCTTGTCGACCGCATGATGGAACTCACGCTTCGCGACAAACCGATCTTTTTGCGCCACCAGCAGCCTGCCTTCCAACCTGAGAGGCAGCACATGCCGTGCGACGCTACTTTGGAGTTCTTCCTCAAACGGTACGGCGTCACAGCCGATGATGTCAACCGTCTTGTCGTTGAGATCGAGCAGGCACAGCTTCAGACGCTCATTCATATGCCAGGCCTTGGGGGAGTCTTCGACATTGACCTGGGTTCGATCATGTCCAGTTTCAGCGATGTGCGGCGCCGGTTCCGCAGCGCGGAGGAGGAGGCCAACATCTTCGTCAATCGGCAGGCGTTTGAGCTACTTCACGCCGCCGGCCCTGACATGCCGCAATTGCCACCGCCCACGCCGGAGACGGGCTTGGTCCACGCCGTGCTTCTCGCGCCCATTTATGAGGAGGCTGCGAAGCGTTTGCATTGGTCGGTCAAATACCTGATCCCAGCCATTGAGATGGCCAGTCACCGGTCTTTGCACTACGTCCCCACGGCCTTCATGCACGTTTTGGCCGGCATGGTCCCATTGCCTATCGGCATTGCCATACACTCCGCCTGGAACGTCTACTCCACTTTCGGCAATCGTCTGCGCATCTTGCAAGAAACACGCCGCCAGTCTCATGCTGGCAGCGTGCTGCGCGGCATTACCCGGTTTTGGCGCAGGCGTTTCGACTCGCGCGTTGTGAATGATCCCATGTT